TCCCCTCGTTGATTAATCTATCGCGGTTTGCCAAATGCTCATCTTGAATCAATTCTTTATTTTGACCGTAGTATCGAACTGCGTGTCCTTCTTCAATCAGAATGTCTGTTACTCTGCGTCCGTCTGATGTTTTAAAATCACCAAGCACACGCCCAAACTTACCCTTCATGTCCTCACCCTTCTTGTCGTCGAAGGTGATCAGAACAGGATTGTCATTCAGAAGTTCAGTGAGTCTTTGTTTGGATGCGAGTCCAAAGACCTTTTCTACTTTATCGGAGGTGCGAGATTCGGGGGTATCGATGCCCATGATGCGAACTCTTTCATCTTTCAAGGTAATCCCAAAACCCAGATCAATATCCACATCGACGGTATCGCCATCGACAATTTTTACGATTGTGACATCATATTCATTCATTACTTTGCTCCTAGTGATAACATCCAATTAATCGCACCAATCAGTGCTCCTAAACTTATGCCAATCACTAGGGTAATAATAATTCCATCAAGAAGTTGTTTCTTTCTGCGCTGTTGCGCGTAGACTACTTTGTCTCTCTCTTCTCTAATCTGTTTGCGAAACTGCATCATCTCTGAGTATTCTGCTTGTCCATAGCGGTACAGAATCATTTCTCTCAACTGAGATTCTTGCTCTTGCAGTTTCTTTTTATGAATAAGCATGTCGAGTGCCTCTTGCTCGACGGACTTACCATGCGTGATCTTTTTGAATAGTGGGGGATTCTTCTTTTGCTCCTCCAAGTTATAAAAGTCACTAGCAGCAGTAAACCATTGTCCGAGTTGCCCTGCAACATCTTCCAGTTCGCGTCCTGCTTCTATCATTTTCTTCACGGTGTTAAAAGCAACCGTTGCCCCCGATATTATGGTTATCGGGTCCAATTTATCTCTCCTTCAATTTCCTCAAGATTTCTCTTTTGTTGTACTCAAAATCATCACGAACTTTTTGTATTCGTTCAAATAGTATGCTTTGCTCTGTAACCTTTGTCAAAAGAATTGCTCTTATTAAGTTGTCTCAATGCCTCCAATTCTTCTTGCAACTTGAGAATCTCAATTCGTTTCTTACGCAACTCCAACTGATACAGCGTATTACAGTTGACTCGTTCTTTCGGTCCATCAAGTGGTATAGTGATTCGTGCATACACACCGATGTCTTTTGATGTTGGGTTTAGTGGGTCTTCACTGCCAAAAGGACTGACAGCATTATCGACAATGCCTGTGACACCAAACTCAACATTCGTCGATCCGCCAATCGCGTTCTTGCAATCCAAGTCCCCTGCGCGGAAACTGTCTTGTCCATAAGTCGCGTTTGAACTTGGCAACTGAAGGTTTAGCGAACTATTGTCTGCCATAGCATAACTATGCATAAACAAAAAAACGCAAACCAACCAAACCTTTTTCATGATTTAAACCTTGAACAAATCCTTGACGCTACAGCAGTTCGTGACTCACTGTCCTTTTTTATCTTGGATCGTGAGCAAACATATTCGACACGATCTCTGTTTTCCCTTGCGATGTAAATGTCAATCGAAGTACCAGTAAGGTATTTCAACTGAACGACTTTGTAGTCTGCCACAAAGTATACAGGTTCCCATTCCTCGTCGAAGACACCAATCTCGTAATACTCAACATCGCTTCTTTTATTAAAGAGTTCGATGGTAGTCGTCAACACGCCCGGATAGATTCCTCGTTCCCACTTGGGGTATGTCGGAACTTGCTCGTGAGCATGAGCAAGTCCAGACACTAATAGTAATGTCAATAATAATCTTTTCATAATGTCCTACTGTGCGATACAGTGTGCCTCCACAAGCGCAGTGTAGTTACCACCGGGGAATGCGCGGTTGCCTCCCATCGTCGCAACAGAAGATGTCTTAAACCAAGTTGAACCAGTAGCAGTCAGATCGTACTTGTCTGTCATTCCAAGTTCGACTTTACTTGACTCATACGCACCCATTCCAGTAGCATCCGATACAGACTGAACTACGGTGTCGCCTGTCCAAGTTACCGTATCTGGTAGCGTAGGACTTGAACTGAATGATGTTGGTGCAGTGATCTCAGCATAGTATGCATCTGCCAATGTGACATCAAATCGCACCACTGCTAACTGCCCGCCACTTGCAGGATCAGTTGTAAGAGTGTATGCGTTTGGGTTTCCATAGACACCTGCGGTATCTGTGGTAATGACACAGCGAGACTGTACTGTACCATTGATTGGTACTTCTGCCGCAACTGCACTAAAGGCACTGATACTCATAGCAATAATAATTGCTTTTTTGAACATTTAAGTTCTCCTTAATAGTTACTTGTTATACTGCATTTCTATCATCTTGTCATGCAATAGTTGTTGTGCCAAACCATTCCTCAAACCTCGTTTATTCTCTGGCAATTGTTTATCTACCAGAGTCACCGAATCTTGATACGCGCCACCATCGATGGAAGCAGAATAGTAAGAACCCATATTGATTGCCATGTTCATTGCTTGCAAGAGTTGGTCTTGCGCGAATGCTTCAGCAAACATTATAGTATTATCGACAGCAGCAAGTGCTTTCTCCAATCTTTCCTTACTATCTTTTTCTTCTTCCTCTTTTTCCTTGTCCTTATCGGACTCAGACTCTTCATCGTCATATACATCCGCATCGGTTGATGCTGTCGCATTTTTGACAGTCTCGTCTTCAAGCGGATCATATAAACTATCAGGATCTACTATCTCAATCTCAGGTATCTGTACCTCGTAACCGGGGCAATTGGGATTAAACTGCGGATCATAACAAGGGTCTACACGATAGTTGTAGATTACACTTGAGTTCTCAACAGTTCCAGTTCCATCTACCTCGATTGAACCATCACCCCATTGACTGCGGTTTGTTGGCACAACTGGAACAACCTTTCGGATTTCAGTTCCGCCTTGCAAACCAGACCAATCGTCCGACTCACGAAAGATGTATCCAGTACCATTCGCATTCTCATTCTGAATGTGTACGATCATATCATCTTGCGTCTCTTTGATCGGTGTGTAATTATAGATCACCAGATCAATGTCGAGTCCCGGCACACCAGATGGGAGTATGCTATCCATACTCCAAGTGCTACCACCTATTGTGGCATTTGGTGTTGTTCCATAATAGGGTGCGATTGACTCAGAATATGAGTAACCAACCCAACAACCCAAGACCACCAATAGTGGCAGTTTCTTTAACATTTGGTTTGTCCGATTCTATGAGTTCTTTACGAGTTTCTTCAACGTGAGATTCCCAACCGACTCGTGCCGCTTCACCGATGAGTCCTTGGTAGGGACAAGGAGTACCTGCGTTCATCATGGCATCAAAGACATTTTCATCTTGACACATGACTGATACTGCTGCAACTTTCATGCCCATATCGTACAAAGTCTTTGCATTCTTGAGACGAATACAATTCTCTTCTGTGAAGGTTGTCCCTGCTGATATACCGAGTATCTGAGTCTGCACTGCTCCTGCGACACCGATGGTGCATAGGTCGCTGTTGCTACCCGCACTAAACTGTGGGGATATCGCAGACGGTGGTGGCGACTTCAAAGTAGTCGTGGTACTACCACTTGAGGTGATTGTGCTATTTGTCGTCGATTCAGTGACAATGGGTTCGCCCATTGCAAGTGATGTAAACATAGTAAAGAAAAGCACACACAACATCTTTTGCATTATTATTCTCCGGTTGCATGATGTATTTTTCTTCTTCCACTCTATTTATAAATAAAAGACTTGACAACCCCCAAAATCATGCTATACTAATAGAATCTTAATAGGAGTGTCACATATGAGATTCGTACTAGCATTGATCATGATGTCGGTTTTAAGTTCGCCCTCTTTAGGTTCTAATGTTTTGTATAACACAGGATTCACCGAAGAAGAAGTCACTTGGTTGACAAAGAACGTATACTTTGAAGCGCGTAACCAAGGCATCGCAGGGCAACTTGCCGTTGCTATGGTTACCATTAATCGAGTGTTTGACTCACGGTTTCCCAATACAGTTGAGGAAGTTGTTACTCAAGCATATACATATAAAAATGGATTCCCAATTCGTCATAAGTGCCAGTTCAGTTGGTACTGTGACGGTAAGTCTGACAAGATTCGTGATTGGGAATCATACAACGATATTCGCAGATTGGTAGTGACATATCTACAGAATCGTGATATAATATTTGATGTAACAGAAGGTGCAGTGTTTTATCATGCAGATTATGTGAATCCTTCATGGGCAAAGGTTAAGGAGAAAACAATTGAAATTGAAGATCATATCTTTTATAGGTGGAACTAATGGAATTTAGGTTAGGTGAAGAAACCCCTTTTTTAGACATTGTATATGACCACTCAGGACTAACGAATTCTGAAATTGAGGCACTCAAACAGTATTACAGTCAATCAGAAGAAACAATTGCTACAACTGGAACTAATAATCCCGAAAATCAAGACTTTTCTATAAGACGAAGCAAAGTTGTTTGGATGACAGAGGATTTCAATCAAGAATTTAAGACTCATGATCTTTTATATAGAATTTATAATAGGGTTGATGAGATCAATCGTATGACTTTTAAGTTCAATATTCATACAGTAGAACCCTTACAAATTACTCGGTATGAATCTAGCAATCAAGGACATTATGACTTTCACTTTGATGCGGGAATCCTGCAAGGAAATATTACAAGAAAATTGAGTTTTGTTATTCAACTAAGTGATCCTTCAGAATTTGAAGGAGGGGAATTCGTTATTGGCAGATCAGGTAAAGAAACTGTTATAAATGAAGAACATCCACAAGCAATTCAAAAAGGAATGATTATTATATTCCCATCATTTTTATTGCATGGAGTTAAACCAGTAACAAAAGGAACAAGATTTAGTTTAGTTGGATGGTGTCTAGGAGAAAGATTTAAATGAACACACAGTTAGAAGAAGAAAAATACTTTGTAGTTAAAAATTTTGTTTCAGAGGAAGTGTTGCAACTCTGTCAAAGTTATTATGCTATTAAATTTTTTGTAAAAAAAGATTTTGTTTCTGCTATCGGAAATATAACTGAGGATGCGCCAGATATCGTACAACCATGCAGTATCTATTCTTATGCTGATCCGTTAACAGAATCCCTACTAATAAATTACTTACCTGCAATGCGAGAAATAACAGGAATTGATACTTTAGAACCTACTTATTCATTTACAAGATTATACGAGACAGGGCAATGGTTAGGCAAACACTCTGATAGACCTTCTTGTCAGTACAGTATTACATTACCTCTGGTTGCTTTTGATGACACTCCGTGGATTATCTACATGGAAGATAAAGAAATTGACTTACAGTTAGGTGATCTGGTAATCTATAAAGGATGTGAAGCACAACATTGGAGAGAACCATTTGAGGGGAAGTATCAAATTCAAGCACACCTACATTATGTTGATGCGGCAGAACCTGCATACAAACCATACGTTATGGATGGCAGAGCATCCATAGGGTTGGAAAAATAGTGTTAGATTTAATGACATCTGCAAAGTTCTCTATTTTAATTGAGAAGACAGTACAAGAGCATCGACTCTCGTATATGGATGCCATCGTTTGGTGGTGCGAACAACATGAGATGGAGATCGAGGTTGCCGCCAAGTTATGTAATGGAGTCATCAAAGAGAAACTGAGATACGAAGCACAGGAACTCAACTTTCTGGAGAAACCTAATCGCCTACCTATATGAGTGAAACAATGAGTGGATTTGATTGCTATCAAACATACCTTGCGGTGAATAATCACTTCAAGCAAAAGTCATACGACTTTTTTAAATATCATGGAAAAATATCTGCAAAAACTGCTTCTTACGAAGCAAGGAAAGATAAATATTTTTTTGAGAAGGCATCTCGTAAGTTCAAGCGAGACGACTTCATCAAATACCTCGTTGCCAACTTCACCAGAGGCAACACTTGGATAGGAGAACTGCTGACCCCAAAGACTGAGATTGATTTCAAAAAGTGGCGTAAGCGAATCGAATCGCTGACTTATAACTTCAAGGAAGAATTATCACAGATACATGATAAAGAGGAGAACTTTAATAACCTTTTTGTGATAGAAAAAGGAAAGCACCCATATGCATTCCGACTCTATCAAAGGGGTACAGTGTCACTGGAGACACTCGTCTTACTCGATGATCTGGTACACTTTACTAAACATTGGTCTAAGCACGATGATATCATACTGAATGAAGTCGTTGAACTCATACACAAGTATCGCCCGTTCTTATACCACTTTACCAATGCTGATAACAACAAACTAAAGCATATTGTATTGGAGACATACTCATGACACATCACGATTTAACAGAACTTCAAATTGAAATCTCTGAACTTGAGAAGGAGAATCAAGAACTCAAAGAACGTGTCAAGGACTTGGAAGTCAATCTCACCTACATGTCAAATCAACTCAATCCCCCAAGGGCAATTTTCTCTGAAGAAAAACCGAAACTTTCTGTAGTTTCCTAAATAAAAAGGGTTGACACCATCCCCTAATTGGTGTAATATAAAGAAACTATATTATGAAATATGTGGATACAACGCAATACAACTTATACAA